TTATTCGTCTTTACCTAACACTTCTTGTCTATATTTCATCACTTCCTCAGCTTTTAAATTTTTCAAATGGTATTTGATTAGGGCGTGTATTACATCGCTTTCAGCCATGAGTGATTTTTTTTGCACGACAAACTTCATTAGTGTCTCTTTTACGTCTTCAACTTCTTCACTACGGATTTTGTAGACTTTGCTCATTTGTAAACGCCTTGTAACTAAATAACTAGGTAACTTTTTTAATATTAACCTGTTTTACAGGTTGACAAGTTACTTGGTAATTTTGTTTAATTTCTTAAACGTAGTTACTTGGTAACTTTTCATGATTGATTTTATAGAAATGCGCTTATTCGTCTTAGACGAATTTGTTATCTCGGATAGGGATGGCAAGCATTTTCTATTGTCTTGTGATTTGTTACAGCTTGGTGTCACTGTAGGTTCAAGAGATGTTTACTTGGATGAGCAGGGCAATATGCAAGTAGGTGCGTTGTATCACCCTTATGATGATTTACCCACTTCATTTACTAATGTTGCTTTTAAATTAGTTCATGAAGGTAAAATTAAACCGCATGTCATGATCAAATGTAGTCCTGCAAAGATTATGCAGGGTCATAACATTTTTGGCTCGGATAATTTGGAATTAGGTGTTTTTGAAATGCTTGGTTTCTTAGCGGAATCTCATCCTAAGCTTTATAAAATATTAGATATTCCGAATGCTCAGATTGTCAATTTAGATGTGACTTATTCAGCACGTTTAAGAAATGATGATCAAGTATGCAAGGTTTTAGACTTTCTTCGTAAAGTTTCCAGTGGCTCACTTCGTAAATCTAAATTGGTTTATGGTTCCACAGTTTATTGGGGTTCACCTAATTCTAAACGCTTGTGCCGTAAGGCTTATTGCAAGTCAATTGAATTTCAATTGCAGCTTGCAAAGCTAAAACGTCAAGCTTCTAAAGGTGAAGTTTTTGCGTTGCGTGTAATTAAAGCAATGGAAGACCCTCGTGTAATTGAATTTATGCAGGGTTTACTACGTTTAGAAACTCGTTTTAAACCTTTGTGGTTAACGGAACATAATATTCCACTCAATGTATTTGATCTTATTAAATATCAATCTGAACACCCTAATTTTTTAACTGATCTTTGGCAACTAGCAAATAAACCACTTTTTGAAGCATTGGAGGGTCATACGATGAAGGCTCTTGATCACGATACTGTATTTGGAAAAATCTGCGCTAAATTCGACACTTATACAAAGTCAGGTCGTTTATCACAAACCAAGTCTCGTAATATTTTTAATTTCTTTTGTGCATTGGAACTTCATGGTTCTGATGAACTTAAGAAGAAATATAGTAAGTCACAATATTATCAATATATATCAGATTTAATGAGTTGCGGTTTTTCAAAGGCTTATTTGCAAAACCTTGATTCAGAATCAAAAAATAACGTTATTCCATTCGTTCAGCTCGTCAAAATCGATTTTCAGAATCAAGTACCAGATTGGTATCAAGAACCTGAATCACGCTTTGCTAAGGTAGGTTAATTATGCTCAGTATTACAGCTCAATTATTAGATGTTCAAACTGGTGACTTTTGTAGTCTAGTTTTTAAAGGAACCAAATGGGATTTTGGTTTACAACAAGAAGTTCCAGCTTCTGTACGTGTTGCAGTTTCCAAAGATCATCTTTATTTAGTTCCGAGTTATCAGGAAGCTAAAGGGAAAATGGTTTCTGTAGAAGTTAAAGAAGGTTTAACAAAGTCAAAGCAGATCTGGTTTAGAACAAGTGGAACAGGTCAAATAGTTCTACAGGATGATTAAATATCTTTATATATCAAAGTGTTAATTATAAAACACTTCGTATAATTTATAATATGTAAATAAATCAATAACTTACGTGTATTTTTACTATGACAGAATATGTTTATACATGCAAGAAGTGCGGTAAAAAGTTTACAAAACACTCTAGTTATTGCATCCATTTTTACAAGTGTAAATAACGAATTTGCTGGCTTTTAGGGGCGGTAACGCAAGCCAGCAATCTAATAGGAAATATAAAAATGTACCAATGTGCCCAAATTGACCAGGCTACAAACCAGTGCCTTACATGGGTACAAGTTGGTTTTCTAGGATTACCCGAAATCACGTATGACCAGGCGGGTGATATAGCTGTAGGCATAGCAATTTGTATTGCTGTTGCCTGGGGCTTTAAAAAAATTGGTCGATTGCTCAAATAAAGGGGAAAAACCATGGGCGAACTTAAAACTGTTCAATCTCAACCACAAACTAAACGTTTACCACTTGCAGTTGTTGTTACTGGTGCATCTGCATTGGCAATGACTAACTTTGCTAACGCTGCAATTGATGTAACTCCTGTTACTTCTGAACTAAGCGATTTAACCACTCCAATCGGTCTTGTAGGTGCTGCTTATCTACTTGTCATCGTTGCGATTAAAGGGTGGAAAATCATCCGCCGAGCTTTGTAATAAAACAAGATGTAATCGGGGCACTAGTTGCCCCATCTTTTATTGAGGGGTTTGTATGTCATGGTTAATCGTCTTAGTTTTCGTAATTTGCGTATTGATAATTTTAAGTTAATCACCTGGCTACAGATCTTCATTATAGCCATTACGCCTAACTTCATTTTCTTTCAATCAGCTAATGCAACTACTGTTGCGGGTGAAGGTTGGTCTGTAACTAAGCGTTTAGTGCAAGGTGCAACAACATTCTATGACGGGGCTAAAAATGTAGTTTTAAATGGTAAAAACTATGCTGCTACTGGTGCTGCTGCGATTACTCCAACTGCTAGTCAAGTCAGTAAGATGATTGTGAGAACTGGTGCTGTTGTTGCTGTTGATCTTGCGATTAAAGCATTAATCGGTGCAGTTGATTATGTGATGGATCCTGCAAACAATCAGGTTACTTATCGGGAAGTGAAAGACGGACAAGCAATTTATTATATTAATGTTTCTTCACCGGGATGGGATGCTAATTTTAAATTCACTTCTGTAGTTGCAGCATGTAATGCTTATGTTTCTATCTATAATTCTTCGGTTAGTGCTGCTTATTTAACTCTTGTTTCAACTACACAAACATCTTGTATTGTTGATCAATATAGAAAATCTGATGATGCTTTGATTGCTAAAGATTATTCTATTACTGTTTCAGTGATTTCTGGTGTACCGACAGAAGAAAAGCATTTACCTTACGATGCTGTAGCATCACAGGTTATTAGTGATGCTGTTGCAAATAAAGCTGAAGGCAAAGCATACGTTTCATCTGTGGCTGACACAGCATTGGAAGAAGATGAACAAAAGCAAATTGTTCCTGCAAATGACATGGTTCAACAATTAAATTCATCTCAGGCTATTCCAACCACAAATACTGCTCAAGGGCAAGCTGTACCTCAAACGAATCCAGATGACCCGACTGCTCCTAAAGCTCCGCCGACTGACATTGCATTAAATTTCCCTGTGTTTTGCGAGTGGGCACCGACTGTCTGTCAAGCTGCTCAGGCTGCTATTGATTTCCCTAAAACTGTTGCTGACTACTGGAAGAAAACAGATAAATGGATGAATGAATCCGCATCTGATACATCAGAAACAAAACCAGAAGTTAAAGAACTAGAACTAAATTTTGATGATGGTAGTCGAATTAATTTCGATCAAACTTGCCCACAGCCACAACCTATTCAGGTCACTTTTATGGGTGTTACCCAGGATGCAAGTTTTTCTTTTGAACCCTTATGTAACTTCATGATCATGATTCGACCTTTTGTCATTGGATCCGCCTATTTAATTGGTGCTTATATAGTTATGGGCTTATCACGGGGGAATAGTGAGTAATGGGGAAAATACTTTATACAGCATTAACTTTGCTGCTCGGATCTGCTCTCAAACGTGTTCTCCTGGGTGCGGGAATTGGACTTTTTACAACACATGTTGTCCAGGGCTTAATCAGTATTTATATCGCCCGTGCAACACAAAATATGAGCTTTGGTACATCGAGCGCACTTGCGTTTTTAGGCATGTGTGGCGGTGATAAAGCAATTGGCATTCTTATTGGTGCTTTGAGCACTTACGCAATCATTAAATCTGCCCAAATAGGCATACAGAAATTATCAAGTTAATCAGTGTCGTTTGGCGTGCCGTGCACGCACATAACGACACTGATTAACTTGTTGGAGTTTATAAAATGATAATTTTGGTTACTGGTACACCAGGCTCGGGGAAAAGCCTATTTGTTGTTTCAAAGATATTAGAACTACAAAAACAATTTCCTGAACGTCAGATCTTTGCTGACATCGAGGGGCTTCAAATTGATGGCGTTGAAAAGTCACCAGATGACTGGAGAACAACTCCAGATAATTCAATTGTTATCTATGATGAAGCGCAACAACATGAGCGTTTCAGATCTGGTACATCCGCTAATAAAGATGATGTTGTACAGAAATTACAAGTACATCGTCATACTGGCCACGACATTTGGTTCATCACTCAAAGCCCTCGATTCTTAAATGCGTTTGTCTTGGATCTGGTCGGCGAACACTATCACTTGCATCGTCCTTATGGGGCAAAATTGGCAAGTGTTTACTACTGGAGATCTGTGCGTAAACAGCCACAATCTTTATCGTCTCGAGAGCTAGCAGAGAACGAATTTCTATTTAAATACCCTAAAAACCTGTTCAGCTACTACAAGTCTGCTACTGCTCATCATGTAAAGATGAAGCTGCCTAAAAAGCTAGGTTATGTCGTTTTTGGGATCCTGGCATTAGCAGCCTATGGCGGTTATTCATACTTTAAGCCTGGCACTCAAAAGATGATTAACCCATCGGCTTTTACCCAGGCAAATACTCAGCAAAAACCAAAAGAAATTGACGGATCCGGATTGACTCCAGATCAACGAAAAGACCTGGAGAATCCAGGCGAAAGAAATGCAGAACTTCAAGCTAAAAATGATGTCCGGATGGAGACAATAGCGATTAAATATAATCCCAATAAACCCTTTGACGTTGACCAATCGCAAATTGAATATACAGTCACAGCAAAACCCGTTTTTAGTGGCTGTATTAAAAAGAATGGTCGTTATGTTGCATACACTCAACAGGGGACTATTTTGCATGATGTGGCGCAATCAGACTGCAAGAAGCTAATAGAACAGAATGACAGACCATTTAATTATTTTGCTCAAACACAATCAGCAGAGCGAGTGTCTACGAGCGAACTGACGCAACCTGCACAAGCACCTTCTTCTCTCTGATTACAAGCTCCCTGGGGCATAACACGGTAAGAACCGAGCTATGCTCGCAGATATTATTGGCATTTTGTTACAAGTGCTCGCTACACTGAAGCTGAAAAACCAGCTTTACCCGGGAACAAACTAAATACTATTTTTCAATGATTTATAATTTAAGGGGTTAAAACATGGATTGGCATAATATTACACTTTCAGATATAGGTCTCTTGACTCTTTTTGTATTTGTCTATCCTATTTATTGGTTTGTAGTACATAAACTTATGGATGAAATTTTTGGGTAATAAAGTTCGCATAATGTGATGTTCAGATTATGTTACTAAGCCCCAGTGAGAAGATTAGACAGTCTCACGGGCTTTTTAACATCAATCTGCATTATGCGAAGCTTAGTGAAGGGGAGAAGTACGACTTGTTTAATGTCGTACTTAAGTCCGATATTTCGGAATATATTATTTTTTTATTCGTCTTTACCTAACACTTCTTGTCTATATTTCATCACTTCCTCAGCTTTTAAATTTTTCAAATGGTATTTGATTAGGGCGTGTATTACATCGCTTTCAGCCATGAGTGATTTTTTTTGCACGACAAACTTCATTAGTGTCTCTTTTACGTCTTCAACTTCTTCACTACGGATTTTGTAGACTTTGCTCATTTGTAAACGCCTTGTAACTAAATAACTAGGTAACTTTTTTAATATTAACCTGTTTTACAGGTTGACAAGTTACTTGGTAATTTTGTTTAATTTCTTAAACGTAGTTACTTGGTAACTTTTCATGATTGATTTTATAGAAATGCGCTTATTCGTCTTAGACGAATTTGTTATCTCGGATAGGGATGGCAAGCATTTTCTATTGTCTTGTGATTTGTTACAGCTTGGTGTCACTGTAGGTTCAAGAGATGTTTACTTGGATGAGCAGGGCAATATGCAAGTAGGTGCGTTGTATCACCCTTATGATGATTTACCCACTTCATTTACTAATGTTGCTTTTAAATTAGTTCATGAAGGTAAAATTAAACCGCATGTCATGATCAAATGTAGTCCTGCAAAGATTATGCAGGGTCATAACATTTTTGGCTCGGATAATTTGGAATTAGGTGTTTTTGAAATGCTTGGTTTCTTAGCGGAATCTCATCCTAAGCTTTATAAAATATTAGATATTCCGAATGCTCAGATTGTCAATTTAGATGTGACTTATTCAGCACGTTTAAGAAATGATGATCAAGTATGCAAGGTTTTAGACTTTCTTCGTAAAGTTTCCAGTGGCTCACTTCGTAAATCTAAATTGGTTTATGGTTCCACAGTTTATTGGGGTTCACCTAATTCTAAACGCTTGTGCCGTAAGGCTTATTGCAAGTCAATTGAATTTCAATTGCAGCTTGCAAAGCTAAAACGTCAAGCTTCTAAAGGTGAAGTTTTTGCGTTGCGTGTAATTAAAGCAATGGAAGACCCTCGTGTAATTGAATTTATGCAGGGTTTACTACGTTTAGAAACTCGTTTTAAACCTTTGTGGTTAACGGAACATAATATTCCACTCAATGTATTTGATCTTATTAAATATCAATCTGAACACCCTAATTTTTTAACTGATCTTTGGCAACTAGCAAATAAACCACTTTTTGAAGCATTGGAGGGTCATACGATGAAGGCTCTTGATCACGATACTGTATTTGGAAAAATCTGCGCTAAATTCGACACTTATACAAAGTCAGGTCGTTTATCACAAACCAAGTCTCGTAATATTTTTAATTTCTTTTGTGCATTGGAACTTCATGGTTCTGATGAACTTAAGAAGAAATATAGTAAGTCACAATATTATCAATATATATCAGATTTAATGAGTTGCGGTTTTTCAAAGGCTTATTTGCAAAACCTTGATTCAGAATCAAAAAATAACGTTATTCCATTCGTTCAGCTCGTCAAAATCGATTTTCAGAATCAAGTACCAGATTGGTATCAAGAACCTGAATCACGCTTTGCTAAGGTAGGTTAATTATGCTCAGTATTACAGCTCAATTATTAGATGTTCAAACTGGTGACTTTTGTAGTCTAGTTTTTAAAGGAACCAAATGGGATTTTGGTTTACAACAAGAAGTTCCAGCTTCTGTACGTGTTGCAGTTTCCAAAGATCATCTTTATTTAGTTCCGAGTTATCAGGAAGCTAAAGGGAAAATGGTTTCTGTAGAAGTTAAAGAAGGTTTAACAAAGTCAAAGCAGATCTGGTTTAGAACAAGTGGAACAGGTCAAATAGTTCTACAGGATGATTAAATATCTTTATATATCAAAGTGTTAATTATAAAACACTTCGTATAATGTATATTATGTTAAATAAAAGATTTGGAAACCTACCATATATAAGGCTTTGCTACTCTGTATTGTTGCTCTAGCTACATTTGACCTTTACTGTAATCCACCACAAATTGATTAGGTATATGTTCACTCCTAGACATGCAGCAAAACTTTATTTAATTTAATTCATAACAAATTTAAGAAATTCTCTATTACTTGTTTGGGTCAACCTTAACCCTATTAATTTAATCTTATCTGTTAGCAAAATCTGACACCATGAACTTTATACAATGTGTTTATTTATAAAACTTGTTCTTCAGTGCCCTTATTGCTTATTGATATATAGAAAGGCTTATAAGTTAAATATTTAAACTATTTTCTTAAGAAACATATACATCCTTCTCATCAATTTTACCTTATCTTTACGCTAAATCTTTGATTTCAAGTGATCACACATGACTAAAAGAACAATAAATATTTATGGTGCCAGACAAAATAACCTTAAAAATATTTCATTGAAGATTCCTAAACATAAAATCGTTGTCTTTACTGGAGTCTCTGGTTCAGGTAAATCTTCTTTAGTTTTCGAGACTATTGGCGCAGAAGCTCAAAGACAAATTAATGAAACTCAAGATAGTTTTGTACGTAATCGCTTGGAACATTTTGGTGTTACTGACGTTGATAAAATTGAAAATTTAAATGTACCTGTGATTATTAATCAAAAACCTTTAACGGGCAATATTCGCTCAACTGTTGCAACAATTACAGATATTTATGCCAATCTTCGCTTGTTATTTTCACGTATGGGTGAGCCGTTTGTTGGATACTCCAATGTCTTTTCTTTTAATCACCCAAATGGCATGTGTCCACAATGCGAAGGTATTGGAATCGAGCAAACAATTGATATTTACAAAATATTAGATTTAGATAAATCCTTAAATGAAGAAGGTGCTATAGACTTCCCTACTTATCAACCTACAGCATGGCGTTGGACGCGATATGCAGATTCAGGTTACTTTGATTTAGATAAAAAATTAAAAGATTATAGTGAAAAAGAATGGGACTTATTTTTGTATGCTCCTCAGCACAAACCTTTAAACCCGACAAGTAAATGGAGAAAAACCGCACTTTATGAAGGACTAATTCCCAGATTTGAGCGTAACTTTTTAAAAGGTGAAGCACAGGAAAGAAATCGTTATAGAAATAAACTTGAGCGAATTATTACAATCAAAGAATGCTCCTTATGTAAGGGACAACGGCTAAATCAAAAATCCTTATCTTGTAAGATTAACGGTAAAAATATTGCGGAATGTACGGCCCTATCCGTATCAAGGCTTTTAGAGTTTCTCGAATCGATAAAAAGTGAAAAATTTGAAACCGTTTTGCACGAAATAAAAAATAAACTCAATAACTTAAATCTCGTTGGACTCAGCTATTTAAACCTTAACCGTGTCAGCAATACATTGTCGGGAGGAGAATCACAACGAATTAAAATGGTTAAACATTTGGGTAATAGTCTGGTTGACCTACTCTATATTTTTGATGAACCAAGTATTGGCCTGCACCCCAAAGATTTAGATAATATTATTAAAATTATTCAAAAAATTAGAGATAAGGGAAATAGTGTTTTATTGGTTGAACATGATCCTGATCTTATTAGAACAGCTGATCATGTCATTGATATGGGGCCTCTTTCTGGTATCAACGGCGGCGAAATTATTTACCAAGGAACTTTTGAAGAATTAAAAAATTCATCAGGTTTAACAGGTGCGTTTTTTAGAAGGCCAAATACCTATAAGAAAGAACCACGTATGGGCAATGAATGGATTTCAATTAAAAATGCTCATTTATTCAATTTAAAAAATATTGATGTCGACATTCCTAAGAACTGTCTAACCGTTATTACAGGAGTCGCTGGTTCAGGAAAAAGCACATTAATAAGTAAAGTATTACCACAACAATATCCTGAAACAAAAGTTGTTGATCAATCTGCAATTACTGCAAGTATTCGCTCAAATTTATTGACCTATCTTGACCTTCTTGATCCGATTCGTCAGCTATTTGCAAAAACAAATAAAGTAAGTGCCAAGCTCTTTAGTTTTAATAGTGAAGGTGCTTGCCCTCAATGTAAAGGATCTGGTATCGAAAGGGTTGAACTTGCATTTTTAGATGATATTGAAATGACATGTGATGTTTGTCATGGTTCTGGATATGCACCTGAAGTTTTAAAATATCTTTATAAAGATAAAAATATTGCTGAAATTTTAAAAATGACGGTTGCAGAAGCAAGCAACTTTTTTGAAGATCGAATTTTACAGCAACAATTTAATTCTTTGATGAGTTTGGGGCTAGACTACATTGCAATCGGCCAACGCTTAAATACATTTTCGGGTGGTGAGCGTCAAAGGTTAAAACTCACAAAACAAATTAATGAAACAGATAATATTTTTGTATTGGATGAACCGAGTACAGGTCTACACCCTTCTGATACTGAAAAACTAATTAGTTTATTAAATAACTTAGTTGAGAAAGGCAACACAATCATTGTGATTGAACACAACTTAGACATCATAAGTCAAGCCGACTGGATTGTTGATATTGGTCCTTTGGCGGGTGACAAAGGTGGTGAATTGGTATTCTCAGGAACTGTTAGCGGTTTGCTTTCAGCAGAAAAATCTTTAACAGGTTATTATTTGAAAAAATATTTAGAGCTGTAAAAAAATATAGGCTAGTCTGACTTTTTATATAAATTTAAAACCCCAAAGACTATAAATGGCTGACATTTATTAGTTAGTAATATTCTCTCATTCAGATCAGTAAAAATGCATCAGAGGAAATTGAGTATTTCCCCTGATGCATTGAACTTAAGATGAGATTTTTTTCTTAGAGGAAAATAGCTTTTCTACTGCACCCAGAATGAAGATAAAAAACACGGGAACAAAGAAAATAGCCAGAATGGTTGCTGAAATCATGCCGCCAAAAACTCCTGTACCTAAAGCATGTTGAGTTTCAGAACTTGCACCAGAGGCAATTACCAATGGAATTACACCACAGGTAAATGCAAGTGATGTCATCAGAATTGGCCGTAAGCGAAGTTTGGCTGCGGCAACAGTAGCTTCAATCAAACTCATACCTTCTTCTTTCAGCATTTTCGCAAATTCAACAATCAAAATTGCATTCTTTGCCGATAGACCAATAATGGTAATTAGCCCGATTTTGAAGAACACATCATTCATTAACCCTCTAGACATAATGGCAATGATTGCTCCAAAAATACCGAGTGGCACAACGAGCATCACAGAAAGTGGAATTGCCCAGCTTTCATAGAGTGCAGCTAATACAAGAAAAACCACTAACATGGATAAACCAAGTAAAAAGGCCATTTGTGATTCAGACTGCTTTTCCTGTAAGGAAATACCTGTCCACTCGTAGCCAATACCTTTCGGTAATTTCGCAATCAGCTGTTCCATTTCACGCATTGCTTCACCCGATGACGTATCGAAGTTAGGAATACCAGCAATACTCAAAGATGGTCGTCCGTTATAACGATTATATTGTTGTGGTGCCTTATTCCATTGTGGCGTTACAACTTCTGATAACGAGACTAATTGACCGCTTGACCCCATGACTTTCAGATTCAAGATATCTTTCAATTGCATACGTGATTTAGCCTCAACTTGTACAATGACTTGTTGCATACGTCCTTGATTAGGGAAGTCATTGATATACATTGAACCCATTGATGTAGAGATGATGTCTGAAACATCAGAAAACTTAACACCAAGTGCACTAAGCTTTTCACGGTCAATTTTTAAAGAAATATTGTCACCTTGTGGCAACCCTTCATTCCAAACCATATAGAACTTTTTATTCTTGGCTGCCATTGCCATAAGTTCATCTTGAGCAGCCAGTAAAGCAGGCATACCTAAGTTAGCGCGGTCTTGTAAACGTAAACTGAAACCTGAAAAAGTACCTAACTCATCAATAGCGGGTGGTAAAACGGCCATGGTCTCGCCTTCCGTACTGTTCGCCATAGAAGAATTAACGTCGCTTGTCATCTTAGATGCAGAGCTAGTTCGCTCTTTGAAGTCTTTAAGTGTCGTAAAAGCCACAGCAACATTTTGTCCTGCGCCACTAAAACCCCATCCCAAAATGGTGGTATTACTTTTTACATCGGGATTGTCTTTCAAATTATTTTCAAATTGATTGACTACATTCCGAGTACGCTCAGCGGTTGCATCTGAAGGTAGTTGGAACGAAGTCATGAACCAGCCTTGATCTTCCTCTGGCATAAATGCTGTTGGCCAATATTTCATTCCGGCAAAGGTAATACCGGTAATTACTAAAAAGATTACCATCATTGGAACTGTATGTTTGATGATTTTAAGCAGCATCAATTCATACTTTTTAGTGACTTTATCGAAACTACGGTCAAACCATGCAAAGAAGCCCTTTTTCTGATGATGCCCATCGATTGGCTTTAAAATTGTGGCACAAAGTGCCGGTGTTAAAATAAGTGCCAATAGCGCTGAAAATAAAATAGATACTGACATGGTCAAGGTAAACTGTTTATAGATTACCCCTACAGAACCACTCGCAAATGCCATAGGTAAAAATACTGCCGCTAATACCAGCGTAATACCAATAATCGGGCTGGTAATCTCTTTCATTGCTTTAGAGGTTGCATCTTTAGGCGATAATCCTTCTGTCGCCATAATTCTTTCTACGTTTTCAACGACAACAATGGCATCGTCGACAATAATCCCGATAGCAAGTACCATACCGAACATGGTGAGTACGTTAATTGAAAAGCCGGCAAGCAACATCACGGTAAAAGTACCGAGTAAGGCAATAGGCGCCACAATCGCTGGAATAAGCGTATAGCGGACATTATGTAAAAACAGATACATCACAATGAAAACCAGAACCATGGCTTCAAGTAATGTATGTATTACCTTTTCAATTGAAATTTTGACAAACGGCGCGGTGTCGTAAGGAATACTAAACTCCATGCCTTCCGGTAAATTTAGCTTCAATTCTTCAATTTTTGCTCGAACACCTTCGGCAGTTTTCACGGCGTTAGCACCCGGGCTTAACTGAATTGCTGCCGCGGTAGCAGGCTTACCATTTTCCAAAATGGCAAAGTTATATGCTTGTGAACCTATTTCTACATTGGCAACATCAGATAATTTAATTACGCTACCGTTAGTTTTACTTTTTAAGCTGATATTTTTAAATTGCTCGAGACTAGACAATTGCCCTTGAGCCGACAACGGAATAGTAATGAGCTGGCCTTTTTCAGCTGGTAAATCACCAAGTCGGCCGGGTGCAATTTCGACATTATTTTCACGAATGGCATTATTCACATCACTAATCGATAAACCGTAAGAAACAAGCTTATTCGGGTCGACCCAAATACGCATAGCTTTCTCGGCACCGAAAGATTGAACCTTCCCTACACCTTCGACACGTTTTAGCTCTTCTACAACATTTCGAACCAAATAATCACTCAAATCAACTTCGGAATATTGATTATTTGGAGAGTTAATCCCGACCAGCATTAAAAACCCGGACGATGAAGCCTCAACCTGTAAACCTTGCTGACGTACGACTTGCGGTAAGCGAGCTTCTACAGCCTTGATTTTATTTTGAACGTCGACCTGAGCCATTTCCACATCTGTGCCCGGTTTAAACGTAGCGGTAATCTCTGCTGTACCAGAGGTATCTGTTGTCGCACTATAGTAGAGTAGATTTTTTACACCCGATAATTCGCGCTCAATTAAGGTTACAACGCTATCGTTAATGGTTTTAGCTGTAGCACCAGGATAAGTCGCACTAATATTCACCTGTGGCGGGGCTACACTTGGAAAACGTGCAATTGGCAGTTTAGGAATACTCAGCAA